ATCACCACTAACACCTTCTTTCTCAGCGACGGCTGGTATAACATCGGGTCCATCTACTAGACTCGCTTCCATTACAGAATGTATAGCAGTACCACGAATAGCAGCCTCGCCAACAGGAGGACTAGGTACGCCACTCATGTATCTCCACCAATACTGGCGAGGACACTTTTGATAGTTCATGAAAGATGATTTACTTACTCTCAAGATAGGTAGTTCTCCCACCTTGTAAGAAGATTGCTCTACTTGTTGTGGTGTAGCATCCATCAGATAACCTCCGCACCGAGAATATCTTCTAAGGTGCGGATAAGTAAGCGTCTATCTACATCTCCTAAATGCGCCCCCTGTTTTAGACCCGCTATGTAACGAGTTAATCTGTGGGCCATATCATCAGGATGTCTCATTCGCTTTCCTCCGCGTAGTCATCAAGAGTAGTTTGGTTTTTGTAAAGTGGTTGTTCACAAGAAGGACAGTGTGTTTCTCTTTCTATCCCTTCTATGATTGGTAGAAGTATTTCTTGATTACAAGATTCACAAAGTATTTCTTCTGCTTTGCCCACTTCCTTTAGATAAGAAAATAGTATTACGTTTAGTCTATGTATATCCATACTAACAGCCTTTGTAAATTGTGTTAGGTACTGTCTCATATCCATAATATCAGACTGCACCTCCCGTATAGTTGGTTTCCGTTGTCGGCTCATATATATCCTTCACCTTGTTTGCATATAAACATTTATATTCATTTATTCACCCAATGGTATGTATTTGATAGGCTTTTTATTAGCATTCTTAATTTCAAGAACATTCATATTTTTATTATAATAAATATAACAAACGGTTTCGCCATCATCATCTTTCAATTTGATTCTTGTATTATTATCTACTTCTGTTACTTTTACTTTCATTTTATCACCTATACCCATTGAATTTTGCTCAATCCGTTCAAAGCGTTGTACAAAGGCTGTACGTCCCACTTCATTACATTGTAATACGGTAGAACTTTATCTACTACAAACTTACTTGCTAAAGTCCTAAAACCTACTTTAGTTATACCCTCTATATCTTTAGGGTCATCAAAGGCCACGTATTTACCCTCATCGTTAATGGTCACTAAGAAGTATGAACCAGCACCGTAACCCTTTCCTAAATGTTCGTTGGCCCACGCCGCACCAGCAGAAGGGCCGGACAACACTTTATACTGCTTAAGTGATTTTTCTAGTTTTCCTTTCATACACAACTCTTGTATAGCGCATTCTCCAGATACAATATCATCAATCAAAGATGTTAAGTTGTTTGTAATAGCAAGTTCTGGACGACCAGACAACATAGCACCGAGAGTTTCTTTCATGGCTTCTTTCATCACTGGAGGCATCCTAGATTGCTTTAACTCAATACCTTTAACATAAAGAGTAGGTTCATGATATTCCCCGTCAGTCCATACAGTTATACCAGCATAGCGATTCTTAGCCATGATAACCATACTCTCACACCACTTTTCAAATTCAGTGATGATAGGAAACATTTTTTCGTTTATTCTCGATACTGCTTCTAAACCAACATCGGGGTCTGGTATTTCACAAAACACACTGTCAGTATGACCGTAGCGAACTGTAAGACCTTCTTCATTAGCCAACTCCTTCAATCTACCCAAAGTCTGTCTCGATGTGTATGTGATTGCCTGTGCTACATCAGGATGGTACAAACCATACTTAGAGTCACCGGCGGCCCCATACATAGAAGCAACAAGAGTTTTACAAGCGAACTGCATCGTGTCCCACTTATCATAATTATCGGGGTCATCTTTCATCATTTTCTTGTAATGATTTCTTAAGTTTGTCATCTTGTCCATTTGCCTAACAAGTAGTCCTTTATCACCTTGACGGAAACAAGTTCCATTACCACAATCTTTCCCTTCGGGGTCTAATGTGTCCCATGAGATATTATGCAATTCAGCGTTACTGTGATACATAGCCCTAATATCTAGGATTCCCATGTTACGATGCATACCGCTCTCAACTTCCATAACTTCCGCGCCGGAATACGGCCTGTAATCGAACTGCGGTTTGGTAGGTATTCTCTCATCAAACTTCTCATCTACAAGAGAAAGTGATGTAAATAATTTAGTAACAAACGGAGTAGAACGGAGGTCGCATTGAACGATATGCTGTATAGCACAATAATACTCAATGGCATTGACCAAAGAATTTAGTTTTGGTAGCAACCTTACGTCCTGTCTAGCGTAATGCAGATAAAGAGGTAAATCACTGTAATATGTATCGTGTCCATCTTCTAACGCTACTTTAGATTCCTTTAAGCATTCCAACGCTACATCATCAAGACGATAGCCCGGAAGTTTTCCATTTTTCATCTCCCATATCTTTGAGAATCCAATCATGAGGTCTATACAATTCCGTCCTACTATCGGCTGTTCCCAATCACCAAACTTCCAACGAAACCGACGCATAGGAGACATATTACCCGGATTCATACCGAGTGACCTGCATCGTTCTGCTATGGTCTTAATGTCTGCCCCAACGACGAACCAACCAGTAATGATGTCGGGGTCACAACGCTTCATGTGATTGATAAAATGTTCTAACATAGTCTTCTCATCAGCGAAGCACATAGCATGAGTTTCGTATTCATAGTCTCCTACTTTACTATATTTACCAGCCTCGTAATCTGGATGAATAAACCAAACGTATTCTCGTTCTGTATAAGAATCATAGACTACAATAATTCTCATCTCACTTGTGTCCGGCGACCACTCACAATCCATATACCAGACGCGATGATTATAGTTGGGTATGGGAGGCATACCTTCGTTTATTCTATCAGTAAGCACACGATTAACAAACGGTATATTGCCTTCCCAAGTCGGCCCTACGTCTTTGATTGCACGTAGTTGTTCCGGGTGCGACACAACTATTTTAGTTAGGTCTTCACCGTACAAACCCTCATAACCAGCCTCTTTCCTAACTGCTTGAATCCATTTTGCAGATTCGTCAGTTACAAAAGCGTAAGGCCAGTGGTCATTATCTTTGATGACTTTACGAACATCGTTTTCATCCCTATAACGGATGATTACTTCTCGACCTTTACCCTGTTCGACTATCATCGCTTCCACCATTTATCGTATTCCTTTGTAGGGATATAAGTATTCTTGAAGCACTTGTAACAAAGACGATGTACGGGGTGTAACACAGCCCAACGCTTGCATTTTTTACAAACACCAGCCATATCAATCACAAATTTTTTCCAAAAAATTCGTAGAAACAAGTATATAAAGCGGGAACGGTGGGAGCGGAGGATTGACCCCCTGCCCGTCCCGCGATGTTCTGCGGGAGAGAATGACCCTCATATACCGTTATTACAGGGCAAACCGCGAAATATACTTACTTTCTTCTACCTCTTGCTCTTGTCTCGATACCAAACTTGTTTAGCCACTTTAAGATAGCCATAGGTGTTACACCGTAGTCATCGGCTATATCTGCCATACTTCTACCCAACACCTCATACTGATTCCTTAACCACTCTTCGTTACGGTAATCCTTGCTCTTTTTGACCAATCTACCGCTGAATCCCCATTCACCTAGAGGCTGTTCTACCAAGCCATCTTCGGGATGAATCGTAATGCTAGTCGTGTTTCCGTCGTCGTCTGTTAATAATATTTCTGCTTTCATGTTAATCACTCCAATAACCCCACTTGGAAAACCATGTCTCCATTAGGGAATACGAATAGAATACGGGTTCCTTGTTCGTATTCACTGAAATCTAGGAAATGTAATGTGACATCTCCGCCGTAGTGTTTGAGTACCGAATCGATACCACCTTCAATAGTAACTTCTCCAGCATCTAACATTTGGTCTGGTAAAGAAAAAATAGTTTCAGTAGCACCTTTCAATTCAGAGCCTACTTTAACGGACATATAATCAGCATCATAGGCAAAGGTAAAGCGATTAGTCTTCTGCCCATTGATAGCGTCGCATCGTAGAGCCTCAAACAATTCGGATGAATCAAGAGTGATAGATAATTTAGGCAACAACCACTCGCCTGTGCTTGTTATTAGATATGCTCCATCTTCCCTCAGTTGGTCGAATCTACTTAGGCTTTTCTCCGCCCAAACAGATATTGCGTCGGGGCAGTTAGCAAAGGCTGGAGCGTTGAGACTACTTGTTAGGGTAGTCTTCTTGTTCCTAGACCGTATCTCCAACTTATCGTAAGACCATGACAAAGATACTTCTGTACCATGATAAGGCAGAATCCCTAGCACCGCGTCGATAGATGCGATTGGTATATTGACCGCCATTGGTAATTTGTGAGGTGTAGAGAAACGCGAAAGGGAAGTAACGCCATCGCGCACTATGTTGATTGTCTCAACACAAACACCACCGAAACGAAGTAGAGTAGATTCTACTTGGTCTTGCTTCTTGCCAGCAACCGTTTGTGGTCGCTTAGTTAGCGTAAGAAGCCTAGTTAGCGCATCGTTTCTAATATTCACCCAATCACTCCCAATTCAAGAAAGGTAGACCAGACCAATTTACTTTGCCGTCTTTAACAGATAGAATAGTATGAGTCTCGCCTAGATGTTCCATGTTGTGACCCTTCATTTCTTCTATGATTGCCTTTACTGCCCATTCACCTTCGGCTAAGGATTTATCGCCCTTAACACCAGCCGCAGGGTCAGCCTTCTTCATGTAACGAGTTAGGAATATTTGTTGCGAGAAACAACGCATAGTTCCCTTCTCCCATTCAGGGCGTTCACCGACACTCATTAGAACTTTGCCACCAGAACCATTGTCCACATACTCTTGAATAGGTTTCAAGTGGAATGTGAAGAATTCCTTCGGTACATCTAATCCATGAATACGCTGAATAGTATCACGGAATAATTTGTTCCGAATACGCCATTCTGCTTGATTGAATCTATCTCCATCTTCGGGATTCACCGGATTCTTAGAACGATTCTGCAATACATAAGTCATAGCCTGTTCGCACCACTTGAGGAAAGTAGAGCCACCATCAAAGATAACACCACCATATTCTTCTCCAGCCTTAACACGCTCTGCTACGATATTAGTGAACCAAGATACCTTATCAATAAGAGCGGTATAATTCACAGAATTGTCGTCATTGAAGATAGATTCGTCCATCTCATCAAAGAGTGGAAGCACTATGATATTGTCCTTTTTGGGGTACAGATAATCAACAGTCTGTTTAGCAGAATTATCAACATCGAAAACAACAACCTTTTTTCCAGCCTCAATCTCCGGCTTTAGAAGGTCGAGTGCGAGTCCAGTCTTAGCAGTATTCTCACGACCAACAAGAGCCATACGAACAGGTCTATACTTTGCTTGGTTGTTGTCAAACAAGTTATTGTAGTAGTCTGCATCGTAAGCCGTCTTCATGGCTGGATTAGGAGTAGCGGCAGGGGCCGCAGTTGCGGATTGACCCCAACTCATGCGTCCCACCCATCATCCACAGAATCTACTGGTACGTCTGCCATAGGAGCAATCGCATCGAAGGCCCACCAACCATTTACAGATAGTCGGTACTCATCATCTTGAGTCTTCCAAGGTTGTGCAATCACAAGTACCTTAGTGCCAACGGCGAAGTCAATCATACTCTCTTGGGAAGCAGGGATATAGATGTCCACTACTGGAGCCATTGAAGTAATATCTAAGTCAGCAACTACTAGGTTGAAGCCACCATTGTCGCGGGGTTCAATGCTAATAACTTCTGTAAGTACACCAATGAGTCTATCCCACCATCCATCAGTACCATGATTAGCCTCATAGAACGGACCAACGGCATCGAG